TCATTGATAAAAAATCCCAATCTACATTTTTGTTTTCTAGAAGATTTTTAGTAAGATTTATTTGTGCTAAATCTCTAATTAAATAAAATCTTTCATCAGCCCACTTTTTAACAAAACTAGATTCCAGGGTTTTACTTGAATATACATTGCCACCTAAATGCCAACTATTATTTTTGTACCTATCTTCTCGATTAATACTAGACCACATGCAAATAACTAAATCATTTTCGTTAAGATTATATTTTTGATCTATTTCGCTGATCATACTAGCAATATACTGATTTCCGGCACCGGGATAACCTACATTGTAGTATTCATCTACATGATAACCAATCATGTCTGCCCACGTACTCCAACAGTAATTAGTGAAGCTACATCCTACTGCAAAAAATCTTTTGTATTTTTTAAAATTTAAATGAGTTTCTATTTGCATGATATTTTTCAAGGTTACAGTATAATATATACTGCAACCTTGATTTTGTCAATTTAAATTTTAAAATCGATTATGCTAGTGGTATCGAAACACTAACACTTGCTTCTTCGCTACTGCTTGCAACCCAAAGAGCACGATCTCCGTTGCTGAATTGTGTTCCTGTGCCACGAACAAGTGTCACGTAACGTGAAGTGATTTTTGAAACATAATATGTTCCGCCGTCACTGTCTGTTGCAGTTAACTGACATTGTCCTGCAGACAAACTTCCGCTTGCTACTGCAGTTAGTAGTAAATCTGCTGTACCGTCTGCTGTGGTAATTTTAAAAGTTTTTGAACCAGTTTGTCTTGTTGCATAACCAGACTTTGCGCTGCCGCCTGTAACAAATCCTGTAAATTGAATTTGTGTAGATCCAGCGGTTCCGGTATTACCGATTGTACCAGTAGTATTTGCTGCTGGCGTTTTTACTTTGCTACTAACTGATTCGGCTAATTTTAGTGGTCTACCCATTTTGTTTCTCCTTGTATATGCCGTTCTAGGGCTACGGGGATGGTGTTCCCCATAAACACAAATCAATGTGCACTGATATTTATAACAATCTTTATAATAGTAATGTTTTAAATTTCTGTTCTTTTAAATGGTCACAAAAATAGGCGCCGAAGCGCCTATTTTATTTAATATGTTATTAACTATTAGCTAAATGTTACGTTGCTGATTGCAACTTCACCTAGATAGTCACCTGCGTTACCAAGCGATGATGCAGTGTTTGTTAACTCTACATAACCGTAACGAGTCATAAAGCCTACTACTGGCTCAAGTGTTGCTGGATCAAGAACAACGCCCGAAGACATAAGTGGGATATATGGGCAATAGAATGCCGCTGCGTCAGTTTCGCTTGCGCCTTTGTAACCAACTAGTACTGCAGTGTCGTCACTTGCATAGCTGTCTACATATACACGCATTGCGCCATTTAGGGTACCTACAAACTTAGTGTTTGTTGGTGCTTCAAATGTACCTTCAGTTGTACGTGCAAATGCCGAAGTAGTTGCAGATTGTAGAACTGTTAGTGCTTGTGGTGAAACAACAGCCCAGTTACCTGCGCCACGACGTGTACGCTGTGCAATTTTGTTTGAAACACGGTTCATAAGAACTGCTAGTGCTGCGTGCTCATCGCCAACGAATGTTGCTGTACCGCTAACTGCTGATTGGTTGAATGTTTCTTCAGTTGCAGCAAGTGCACGAAGTGAACCAAGAACTTCTTGGTCGATTTCAGCAGTAATTTCTTGTGCTAGAGCAGCCATGATTTCTGCTTCAACATCTAGACCGTGCATTGACTGTGCGTCTTGCGCGGCTTCGAATGTCCAGCGTGCTGACAACTTACGTGTTTTAGCTTCTACAGCCTGCTTGAGGATCTGTACGCTAATACGGTTACCTGCAACACCTTCCATTGCACTAGTGCTTGCTGCTTTACCATCTGTGCTTGTTACACCTGGTGCACGACCGGAATAACCTTGAGCAATTTTGAATGGTGAAAGTGCTTCGTCACCGGCTGTTGTGTCAGTGCCTGGAGCGCCACTTGCACTACTTGTAAAGTCATCTGCATAACGAACACGTAGTGTGTGAATTTGACTTACTGGACCTTGCATTGGCTGAACACCAACGATTTCGTTAGCAATAACAGTTGGCATAACACGACGGATAACTGGTAGGATAACACGGTTAAGTGTTGCTACGTTACCTGCTGATGTTGCGCCTGCAGTTGCGCTTTCCATTAGTCCTTTGCGAGTGTTTTCTAGGATAACACCCATTGTGCCACGCTTGGAACCATCGAGACCCTCGAGTAGGGCGTCTTTAGTTTCTCCCCAGCGGCTTTCTTCTAAGAGCTTATTACTCATTTTTTATTTCCTTTTCTCAAAGTTGTGGTCTTATTTCAGACCTGCCAAACGCTTAATTTCGACAATGTTACCCTCATTGTCGGCCTCGAGGACCTTGGCTGTCCTGTTTCCAGTTACTTCACTGATAATTGATTGTTTTGATTCGTTAAGCATTGCTGACTTATTGCTATTCATTACTGATGGCAAGTATTTGTCAAAAGATGCTTTAAGTTTTGTTGTACCAACACTTTCAAGTAGATCAGACATTACACGTGCCTTGTCTTTTGATAGTGGTGCTAACAGTTCATTGAGTGTTTCGTTACGAGCAATACTTTCGTTAATTGCTGCAATTTCTTTTTCTTTAGATTCAACAATAGCAGCTTTTTGTTCTGCTAGTTTGTTTGCTTCTTCTAAAGATTGTTGCATCTCATCAAGGGTAGTTTTGAGTTTACGCATTTCTGCGTTCTCGTTAAGATGAGTTGCTGAAAACTCGCTAGCAAACGCTTCAAACAACTTGCGACCGAAGTTGTTTTTTTGCGATTCTGCGATATCTTCTTTGAGCTGGCTGATTTCGGCTCTTAGTGTGTGATCAACTGCTTCACTAATAGCTTGTCCGCTACGAGTAATAAAGTTTTTCTTGAGATCAGCAAATTTATCCTTTGCTTCAGCTACTAGTTTAACTTTAGTTGCAATCAAGTCTTGCTTGTCTTCTTGGAATTCTGCAAGTTCTTTGGTTAGTCCTTCGGCAACAAAACCTTCTAGCTTAGCTAGTGCTGCTTTGTTTACTTCACGGTCTTCGCGGAATTCTTTGATTTCTTTTGCAAGAACATGTGTTAAAAAGTTTTCAAAATTTTGTGCTTGTTCACTTAACTTTGCAACAGTCTTAGCACGGTCTTCGGAGATTTTTGCTTTTTCTTCAGCAATTTCTCCGATTTCACTAGTAAGACTTTCAGTGACCATACGATCAAGAGCTTCTACCATTTTTGCTTTATCGTGTTCATAGCGGTTTGCAAACTCTGAACGCATTTCAGTTTCAACTTCCTCGCGGATAGCAGAAACTTTTACTTGCCAAGCTTCTTCAAGCTGGGCCTGTGCTTCTTCGTTTAACATTCCACCTTCGATTAATGGTTTTAAAGCTTCGAACATAAGTGTCTCCTGTATTTTACAGTTTTAGTTCATTGATGAATCGTTTGATAGATTCAGTTAGATATTTTTGGACACGCTGGTCCTCGTTGACTTCTGCTGCCATGTTGAACAATTGCTGTCCGCCATTCATATTCATAAGCCCTTCGTAAATTGCTTTTGGATATGCATTTGGTGCAGAAGGCTGGGCAACAACATCAACAGTAACAATTTCAAAGTTATTAACTTCGCCCGAAGACTCGTTAACTTCTCCGCTGCCTCTGCTGCTAACACCTAGTTTAACGCCGCTTTCTAGCATTGTTTTAACTAAGTTACCCATTGGAGTAGGAAGAATTTTTAATTTTCCGTATCCATTTGGACCATCCATCCACATTTCAGTGATCATGTGACTCACACGATCTAAATTGACTCTAAGATTACTTGGATGGTCAACCTCTCCGAGGACACTGTTACCCTCGGAAAGCTGTTCATGTACTTGTTTAATAGCATTTTGTATTTCAGAAACTGGGTAAACACGCTGGTTAGCATTTTTTACGCCGCCTTGGATACAAATCCCTTTCATGTAGAGATTTTTGCCGTCTTCGCTACTTTCAGTAACAACACGTGCTTGATCGTATGTTAAATGCTCTACTAGGGATGCCATTATTATTCGCCTTTCTTAGGCGCTGGTGCTTTTTCTAAGCTATCAGCTTTGCCACCAGGTACGTTTCTGTTACCAGTGTTCATTGTTTGTGGTGCTTTTACTTTACCACCAGTTTCAGTGCCGCCTTTTGCGATATTTGCAGTTGTACCGCCCATATCGTTTTTGCCTGCTACTGGACTAGTTGCTTTGTTGTCTTCACCTTTAGCTGGTGCTACTTTTTCAGTGTATTCACGAACCATGCTCTCGTCGACTTCTTCGTCATCTTCGTCATCTTCGTCTTCTTCAGCTTCAAAAGTAAATTCTTCTTCGACTTCTTCTTCAGCTTCCATGTCATCGTGCTCGTGACCGTCAATGTCTCCATCGCCGTCTTCGTCTGCCATCATGTCATCAAATGCTTTTTTAAGTTCGTCTAGTTCCGATTCTAAATCAACTACACGATCTTCGATTTCTTCGACGTCGGCTTCTTCTTGCTCGTCGTCCATGCCGTCCATGTCGTCCATGTCGTCATCTTCGTCGGCATGCATATCGCTGCCATATTCGTCAGCTTCAATATCGCTAACAAAATCGTCTGTTTGGTCTTCTGACTCGTTCACTAGATCGTTATAAATCTCACGACTTTTTTCTACAACGATTTGGTGAAATAGTTCTTGAGCCTTGTCTTCATCCTCATTGATGATGTATTCAACAAGTTTTTCAAATTTATTCATTTGGCTATACTCCTCTTCCACTGTGGGACTAAAAGTATTTACACAAAGTATCAATATAGGCGATTAAATGGCGTTTTTTGACGCTCATTGATACTTATCACTGAGATTTAACCAAAAAGTGCTATTAAATCTCAGAATCTGCACTGCCGCCGTATATTTGCTTTAGTCTTTGTACTTCGGATTTCTTTTCAATATCCCTAACATCGTTCATGCGTCTTAGTTGCTGTATTTGTCGTAATGTTAGTCTTGTTTTACGAGTATCGGAGATTTTAAGCTGACTATCGTCATTTTTAACATCCTGGTAAGGTTCTGGAAAATCTTTTTTAACATTAAAAAATTCAAACAAGTTCATAATATATCTCCTTGAGTATTTATGTAGTTCCTGGCAAATCGCCGCCGAGGTCACCAACTGCAGTATCTACCGAATCAACTTCTGTGTCTACGTCGTCGGAGTTTTCTAAGTCTCCAATTTCGTCAAGATCATTGCCAATATCGCCGGTGCTAATACCAACATTCCTTAGATCACTGCCAGCTACTTCACTGTTAACACCCTGAGTGCCTTGTTCTTCGAACCACATTTTCTCGTTTTCTTTAATTTCTACATCAGTTAACCCGAGATATTTTTTCAGCATAAACCGTTTACTCATAAACTCTGTTCCGTTGATTGCAGTAAAGCTATTAATACGACTACTATCGAGTTCAATTTCTCTATAACCTGCAAAGTTCATTGGTTCTGTTAAGTTTAATTCAAAAATACTATTATCAATGTTAAAGCCGCGCCAAGCTAAGAAAGTTTTAAATTCTCTATCAATGGTTGCAGCTACTAATCTTTGTATTCTTTTTAGATACTGATTAAATCTAAACTCTTGTATAAGGGCAGTAGTAACTCTTCCGTCTGAATACGATTGTGAACCATCTTCAGGACCCGAAGGCAAATAACTGCTAGGAACACGCAAACCTCTAAGCAACTTGTTATTGAAGTATTTTAGGTCATCAATCTGCCCTAAGTTTTCTCCACCTGGTAATGTCTCAACTTTTGATCCTCTACCTTCTGCAGTTTGTGGGAAAAAGTAGTCTTCATTGGTGCTCAACGGGTTGTATGTGCTGTCCATAACACTTGTGCCGCCACCAGTCTGGCTAGGAATACGTCTTTGGTGTATTTCGTTTTTAACACGCTCAACAAACTGCATAGCCATGTGACTAGGCATGTTGCCCACATCAATGTAAAAAACACGTCTTTCTGGTGCACGCTGCACACGATAGATTAGAATAGCATCTTCTAGTAGTTCTTTTTGTTTAAATGTTTTAAACACAGTTTCTAGAATGCTAACCCCAAATGGCCAGTTAGGATCCAATCCTTCAGTTAAACTAAAGTGTACAATATGCTGTGAATCAATTGCAGTTTCGCCTGCATCTGTGCTAAATCTACTACCGCCGGTGTAGGGTGTATTAGGCATACTATAGCTACTACTCACACCACCTTGTTGTGGACTGCGCAAAAATGTATCAGGCGAAGTGCTGTCGGTTGCAGTGAGATTTCCAAAATTTGGTCCTAGATCTTTAACAAAATATCTCTCGGGCTTCTTGCCTTCGCTTTCGTTAACTACAACTTTGGTTACTTTGTGCATGTCAACCCAAAACAATTTAAATGTTTCTGGATCTCGGATTAGCACCTGGTCACCATACTTGCAAACGTTTCTAAACATTTTAGTCATGCGTTTGTCAAAGTCTTGAAGTTTATACCATTGTTTTAGCTGTTGAGTGATAATATCACTTTCAGTATCTGTTACTTTGTCATGGTATTTCACTGACAATGCAGTTTCGGTATCTACGCTTTCTTGTGTAGCAAATTCTGCAATAGTATCAAGTGCACCGTTTATTTCTGGATCTTGATCCATGCTTTCGTATTGGTTGTAACGCTCAACACGATTCGGGTGACCTGTGTAAACATCAGGTAATGTACTTCCCCAGTTTCGGTATCCAACATCTGCATTTGATGTAGANCTGCTATTGCCACTAATTGGACTCATAGCACCACTGGTGTTAACTTTAAAATGCTTTTTNTATGCCATCTTTATCAATCTATCCTAATGTAGTATTTACCAATAGTTATCTTGGGTTAAAATTATGCTCTTGAATAAGCAGAATTCCTTGATATTAGATTAGCATTTTCCATAGCCCGCAACATGTCATCTGTTTTTTGCGAACTTGCCATCATTTGTTTGAGCATGTTTTTGTTGACTTGTAACATCTCACTGAGAGTTTTGCTGCTGTCTAAGCTAGTTGTCATGTCAAGTTTAGTAGTTTCTGCGTTGTCATCGGTTTTGGTTTGATTTACTATAGTTTCCACAATAGATGAAATCATGCTGTTCATGCCGCTGGTGTTTAAACTAACTGGAATGCTGTTTCCATCAGGCAATGGCACAACTGCTTCTGTTCCGTGCAATTCAACATCGTACCCAGATTTTGGTCCACTTGCTATGCCGCCTGTAGCATACCCCTCTGAGGGATTTGAATTTCTTAGTGCTTCGATTGATCTTAGTATTGCTTCGTCGCTTGTAACTAATGCATCAAGGTTACCAAAGGAATCACTTGCTGCACCGCTAATACTTCCTAAGAATTGTACAAAAGCATTCGAATCTTCTCGTTGCTTGCCTCTTAGAGTGTTTATTAAATCTTGTCTTTCTTCATTAGTGAAGCTGTCAGGATCTTCGAGGAATCGATCCATTTCTAGATTTAGTACCCTGTCACTTTGCATATACCCAGCTTCACCGCCGGTGCGTTCTCTAAATGCTTGTTCTTCTAGTGGATTGTTGTTTTTGAAAAAATCTGCTAATGTACCATCTGCTAGTGCGTCAACTAGTTCATTGAGTTTAGTAGCAGACGCATCAGCACCATCAGCTAGATGCCCTAGCAACGGTGAAACACCTTCGAGAGGTTCAATAAAAGCATTTTGAATTGATGCTTGTGCACTGTTTAGTGTTTCTTCGAACTTGCCTAAATTATCCTGTATACTACCTGGTTCAACTTCTGTTCCGCCGGATTGATCTGTTCTAGCTGCATTGACCATTTCAGTTACGCCGCGAGTAGCCGCACCAAGATCTCCGAATTGTTGTGCTAAGTCAGGAGTTTGACCAAACGTATTAATTAAGTTTTCCAACTCAGCAGTGATTGCAATACCATTGGATCTTAGGCTATCACGTAAAAATGCCGAAGTATTTTCTGCTGCTACATTTCCGGCTGCAACTTGCTGATAAGCATTTTGCAAAACTGTTGCAGTTGTTGCCATCTGTGACGACATAATGCCACTTTGCGTGCTCATGCTTTGTCCGCCAATGATGAAATCTTTCATTGGACCTAAGCCTATTGCATCTAACTGTGCAGCAAATGCTGCTGCTGCAGCTCGCTGTTCAGGGGCTACTTTTAATAGCTCACGCTGTACAAATAAATTAGAACGATCTGCTTCAATTTGTGCTTGTGCTTCTTTAACACTAGTGCCAGTGATTCTCCCAAGTTCTCTGAGATTTTTTAAATAATTAGTTGAACCTTCAGCTAACTCTGCTGTAGACAAACTCCTTCCTTGGCGTTCTGCAGCAATAGCATAATCTGCCATACCGGCTACAACTTCTTCTGTTGAAAAACCTAGACTGTACAGGTTCTCCATAATCCCGTCATCGTGAAGATTTTTCAATGCTTTACTTACTTGCTGAATACCACCGGGTGCAGCGCCAGCAAACAATCTCATTCTATCACTCGAAAGCATCATAGCATTTGCAAATTCAGTAATAGGCAACCCAGCATCATTGGCATAGTCTGCAAATGTTGCAAACCCACCTTGCACTTGCAATCCTGAATTAAAGATCTGTTTGTTTAATCCTTGGAATCTTTCAATCATTCCAACTGCCATGCTAGTAAGTCCAACTGCGGCTGTTCCTGCAGCGCCTGTGAGTGCTCCTAACCCTTCACCCACAACCGGAATTTTACTGATAATGCCGCTGGTAACTCCGACAATAACTTCACCGACACTGTCAATTACACTGCTCAATGAGCCGCCGCTGTCAGCAAATTTCTGTAAACCCATAGTAGCATTTGCTGACGTATCAGCAAAAGATGCAATTTTTTTAGCTGCAGCATCT